AACTTCAAAAATATACGTGATGAGCCTGATCTAAAAAGACGCATCAACTATATAACTAATTTTAAAGCCGATAGTGATAAGCATAAAAAACAATATAATGATGTCCATTTTAGAAAACACTATAATTTAAAAAGGTATTATACCACAAATGATCATTATGAGTTATATATGTCTAACTCAGAACAACTGATATCTGTTAATGAGGATGAAATATCTGAAGACGAATATGACAGCGATTCTTCCCCCCCTTGTTAGAATCGCATAATTCCCTTAGGACCTACAATAATTTAATATAATTATAATATTCGGAGTATGCTATGTATGCAATGTATATTAAAATAATTTATTATAAAAATTATTATTTTTTTTCTGTATTATAATAAACAGTATGCCTTATAAAAAATCCTATGGTAAAAAAAGATATTCTAGAAAGGCGACCGTTAAAAAACGGGTAAAAGCCGCCCCTAGATCTATGGCTAAACTATCTAAAACAATCAAAGCCATACAGCTCAAAGAGCAAGAAACAAACTATAAAACTATACAACCCGCAATTCCTGCATTATTGCACGACTCTATAAATGAGTTCAGAATGTGGAGTTCAACTACTTCCGTATTCCCTTCACAAGGAACGGGTGATGGTGGAAGAATAGGAGACCGTATTTATCCTAAAGGAATACGTGTAAGAATGTGTCTAGATGTTCCTTATGACCGTATGAATGTTAAAGTAAAAGTATATTACTTACCATATAATTCAGACCAAGGTAGTCCTACAACTTATGCTAATTTATATCATAATGTAGTCGGCAACTCACGAGTTGATCCTATACAATTTAAGAGATGGAAAGGTATAAAGTATTTAGGAACATACAAACCTAGAGATATGGATGCAAAAAATTGGGTAACTCAAGGAGGACATCAAGTTCCTGAATTACCATCAACAGCTTGGACTTCGTCTAACACTGCTACCATATATATTAATAAGTTTATTCCGATAAACCGTAAAGTTTGGTTTATAAATGATGCTAGTATTCAACCTAGCAATCTTAAAGAAAATGGCAGTATATTATTAGTGCCATATGCTTCAACAAACACATTAGCTACTGATAATGTAATCTTATCTGGAGAGGGTGCTTTCACTCTTTACTATAAAGATATATAAGCTAATGAATCACATTTTATCTTTTTTTTTATAATAAGAATATCCATAATTCTTTATATACCTTTTCGACCTACTGCACAATATGAACCCCCCACCCTTAGAAGAAAACTGTTTTTATAGAGGTTGACGTTTCTTATTCTTCCTCTGCCGGTTTCCCGGCATCTGTTTTTTTTAGCGGTTAATATGTGGTAATTTTACAGTTTTTATCGATGAGCTTCAGCTCATTGTTTAAAAACATTTTGTAAAATTACCACATATTCACTTCTTGCGCTAAAAAATAACAGTGGAGGGGCAGAATATTGACAACCTATCAAAAGTTTTTGGGGGTAATACTTTTTGCCAAAATTTTTTTCTTTGCAAAAAGAAATAAGCATAATGTCTAATTTAGACATTGATCATTTTGTCGAATCTCTGAGAGATTCATACAATACCTACACCGAAAAACCTACAGGTTTTGAGACTATGGTATATGAATGTAAATGGAAGGGACTTCAAAAAGCCTTAACTAATGCATATGGTAGTTATTACTCTACCTTATTGTATGAGGGTAAATTTGATAAAATTATACCTGATTTAAAATTTTTAAAAGATGTGAATACACAGATTGGAGAGAATAAAACTTCCGAATATATTTTTATAACTATAAATCCAAAATCAGATATTTCATTTGAAATGTTTGAAGAAGTTATAAGTGGCAAAAAGCAAAATTTAACTAATAAAAAATGGATGAAAGACTATATATATTGTTATGAGCAACGGTCAGAAATAATAGATGAATATAAAGGTTATCACCTCCATATGGTGCTTAAACGAAATGGTAAAAAAATGTTTGACATTAAAAAAGAGTTTAAGAATACTTTAAAATCAATAATGAATGTTGATAATCCAAATTGTCTAAACTTCAAAAATATACGTGATGAGCCTGATCTAAAAAGACGCATCAACTATATAACTAATTTTAAAGCCGATAGTGATAAGCATAAAAAACAATATAATGATGTCCATTTTAGAAAACACTATAATTTAAAAAGGTATTAT